GATCTGGACAGTGTCAGCTACTACTGGCTTAGAGTTTCTGAGAACCCTGAAAGATACACTGACCTCTACTGAGTTACCTGTCCATTCTGCCGAAGACGGCGAGATGGAAGCCTCAAGTGAAGTCGGGAAGCAGTAGTCCTGTAGCTCGGTGATAGCCTTAGTGACAGCCTTGTTTTGAACTGCATTGGTAGATTCTGCATCAAGCTCAGCATCTACTGTACTACTTCCCCCTGACATGTCTGGCTTGTTAAGGATAGCCCCTGGAGTTCCAGGATCGGCATTCCAATCTGGCTGAACATTCTTTTGAGCCCCGTTCTCTATGCCGTCCAGTTTATCCTTATCTTCTTGAGTGAAGTCTTTGGTAGATAGACCCTTGCCATCTTCTTTCTGAACATAGTTGCTGAGATCTTGATGTTCGGTCAGGAAATTGGAATCATTCTCAAGCTCTGATACCTTAGTGGGAACCGTGATATTTACTTCCTTGTTCTCTACTGGAAGCTCAGTTCCATTGACCTTGATCTTCTCAATGACATTATCTTGACCTCCTGCTCCGGAGGTTCCTATTCGCACAGTTCTTGTCAAAACATTGACCGTGACGTTCAGCCCCTCGCCGGTTTCACCCTCGATGTTATTATCCACCGTCGCCTCGCCGCTGGCGGACACTATTCTGATGAGGTTGCGCTCAAAAATACGGCTTTTGCCAAGAGAGTCAACAAAAGTGATCTCGACCCCGTAGATGCCGACACCGATGGACCCGCCCGGAAAGAAGGCGGACACCCTCGAACCCGTGGCGGTCGTGTCCCTTCCCGGCACCTTGCTGAACGTGCCGACAAGCCTCAAGGCCACATCGGTGGCACCGGACAGGTCCAGAGGCTTGTAAACGCCGCTGTCCCTGTCGTAGACCGAAACGAGCGCCTCGACCGTGAGGTCGTTGCCCGCCACCACCCTGACATCCGGGGTGTCTCCGCAGTTCGTTCCGCATCCGCAGTTTGAATATACATCAGCCATATCCGTATCTTTTTTTCGTTAATATCCAGTTATCACAAGGTTGACCGAGAACTCGCACCACAGGCCGCCCGTGGCCGAATAGAACCTCTCCACCGAACAGGATGAATAATAACATCTGAACGACCTTTCAAGGGCGGCCACCGTGACCGTCCTGCCCTCCGGCCTCGTGAGGTCGTAGAGGAGCGCCCTCCAGTTTTTGGCGAAGGCCGCCGCGGTCATCCTGCTCATAAGGCACTTCACCGTGACGCTCCTCGACCTTTTCCTCATCGCTGGGTTGTCGTAGGACCGGCCTTTCTCGACCGTGAGTCCTCCGCCAGTCACCCCGTCCGTTATCAGGCCGTCCCTTGTCGCGATGTCCCTTGTCAGCGGCGTCTTGGACTCCGCCGCCTGGCGGAACGAGTCCACCGTGCCCTGAAGGACACGCACGCCGTAGGCCGAGAGGTCGCGTCCGTCGATGGTGATTCCGCACGCCGGGACTGACGTTGACGCCAGTCCGCTCCTCGTGAAGTTCCAGAGCGGGAAGTCGTCCGCCATCGTGACCGACGCCGTGCCCACATCCCCGTTGACCGTGCTGACGCTCCCGCAGGAGACATAGCGCAGCCTGAACGTCATGTCGAGATCCGGCGAATAGACCTCGTGGAACGTCTTCGACCCGAGCATGGCGAGGAGTCCGAGGATGTCGTTGCCCCTGGCAAGGGACAGCTGGATCTCCACGTCCCTTGACGCCAGCCTCGGGGCCGAGAGGTCGGCCTCCAGCCCGTCCTCCTCGAACCAGTCGTTCGACTCGACCTCCTTCAGGGAAGGCCACCGCACAAGGGAGGCGAGGCCGCCGTCTGACACGACCACCCCGTACTTCGTGAATATGTCCTCACCGTCTATCGTGAGCGTCCCGTTCTTCGCCATATATCCTGATTTCTCTTTTGTTCTCAATCAACCGGGTCACAGCGCCTTAACGCCGTGGTCCCTTATGTCCCTCGCTATCTTCTCTATCGCCTCCAGCCTCGCCGTGTTGTCCCTGATGCCGGAGAGGTGCTCCAGCATCGAGGCCGAGTGCCGCACCAGCGACTCCGTGTTCTCCTGTATGTTGTACGTGTAGCCCTGAATGGCCGTCGCCCTGCCGTTCAGCTCGTCCACGCTGTCCTGCGAGGCGTTCGCTATGCCCTTGCTCGTGCCCGTCCTCGTGTCGGATGACCACGCGTCGTAGCCCTGCCCTTCCAGTTCCGCCTTGGCCTGGTCCATCGCCTCCTTGTACTTGTCGAGGTTGCCCTTGTATATCTTGTCGAACCAGATGAGATCGTCCGTGATGCTCTGGTCGCCTCCCGCCTTGAAGGAGTCGTTGAACCGCTTCTCCAGCTCGTTGAAGAGGTCCTTGAACACCGCTGAGAAGACGAGCTGCGACACGATGTCCTCTATCGTGGAGGTCATCTTGCCGTGGAAGTCGTCCACGGCCGAGTACAGGTCCCCGTTGCGGAACGCGTCCACGAGCGCGTCCGACAGCTGGTCGCCGATGTCTCCCGCGAGGTCGGAGAAGTTCTGCCTCATCTGCTCCTCGGCCTCCTCAGCCTTCTTCTTTATCTCGTCCCAGTTGTCAACTATCTGCTTGGTCGCGTCGTCCAGCTTCTTGTAGTCCGCTATGATCTTCGGATTGAGGTCGAACGGCCCCGCTCCCTCGCTCTCGTCCAGAAGGGAGCCGTACTTGTCCAGAAGGTTCTCGTAGACGGCCACCTTCTTCTTGCCGCCGAAGAGGCCACCCAACGCTCCGGCCACCGTTCCTATGGCCGCGCCTATGGCCGTGCCTATGGCAGGGATGACCGAACCCGCGGCCGCCCCGACTCCGGCGCCGAGTGCCGCGCCCTGCCCGACGTTCTTCCAGTTGGCCACCTTCTTCGTGCCGACCTGCACCTGTCCCTCCGCGAGCTCACCCAGCTTGGAGTTGATGAGACCCACCGCCTCACCGTACTGCCTGGCCCCGTCGATGGCCCTCTTGTACGGGTTCTCGACACCGAACAGGTTCTCCTGCTTGTAATCGAGCTTCTCCAGGTTCAGCATATCGAGTTCGTGGGCGGTCTCCCTGATGGTGGCGTTCCACTCCTCCTCGATACGCTTGTTCTCGGCGATCTGGTCGCCTATCATCCCCACATACTGGACCGCCGACGAGATGCCGGCCGAGATGATCTCTCCCTTGTTCTTGGACGTGAAGGCCGTGGTTATGTTGTCGGTGTTGGAGGCGAGGCCTGACAGTAGTCCGCCTATCTCCCCGATCTTCCCGCCGAACTTCTCCAGCGACGAGCCGAGCCCGGAGAACGCGGACGACACCTGGGACATACCATCCTTGACGGCCTGCACATACGCCTGCACCTCGCCCTCAGCCTTGGAGGCCGCGCCCTCGTCGTTGTTATCCAGCGCCGTGTTGTATTCGCTGACGGCATTCGGGAGGTTCCGGAACGCGTCAATTATCTTGGAGAAGCCCCATCCCCTGTTCGAGATCTGGGTGTCCAGCTGCGCACGCAGCCTCTCAAGGAGGGATATGTACTCCTGCGTGCCTGGCGCCGCCTTCTTTATCTCCTCGGTGGTGAGCCTTATGGCCTCCCTCAACTGGTCCTGCGACAGGCTGTCGGCGTCCGCGAATATGATGGAGTACTGGGCGGCTATCTCCTCCAGCGTCTTCTTTGTCTCCGTAAGGTCGCCGAATCCGGCAAGCCCCTTGTTTCCGGACGTGGCGGGGTTGTCCAGCTTCGGGAGTTCCTTGATGGCGTATTTCTCGAAGGCCGCCCTGTACTCCCTCGCCTGTCTCTTCGCCGTGTCGGATATGGTCTTGTCGAAGAAGTCCGTTGACAGCGCCACGCCTGACTCCGCGGCCAGCCTCTCCAGCTCGGCCTTCTGCCTCTCCAGCTCCTCGATCTCGTTCCTGTGCTTCAATCTGATGGTGGCAAGCGTCCTTGCCCCCTCGTCCTCTATGGCTGAGACCTCCGCGGCGGCGGCGGACTTGCGGGCGGAGGAAAGGGCTGTGTCAAGGGCCTTGGAATCGCCACCCGCACTTCCGCCTTTGCCGGTCGAGACGGAGTATTCCCCGATCTTCTTGCTGGCATCCGCTATTTTCTTCTTCAACTCGGCGGCCTTCTTGGACTTCAACTCCTCGTCGGACATAGCGTCAAGGGCTGCCTGAGCCTCCTTCTTGACAGCCTCCCAATAGGCCTTGTCCCGTTTTGCCTGTGAGTCTTCAATACCCTTCGCGCTCTGGTCAGGGACGTAGGCGATGGCGTTCTCCCTCGACTTCTTGACATACGCGTCAAAGGCCAGCTTGGAGGCCGCTTCGGCCTGTTCCTTTCCCTCCTTGGCGCGGAGGAACATATACTGGTTGCCGGCCTTTTCGGCGGCATCCATCGCGTCCTTGTACTTCCTGACGGATTCCACGGAATCTTCCCAAGCCTTCTTCAACTCGGCCTCTTTCTGTGAGTCCTGTATCTTCTGGAGGTCACCGTACGCCTTGGTAAGGCTGATGACGGCGAGTTCCTCCTGTGAGTATAGGTTCGTGAGTTCCGGCACTAGTTCCCTTAGTTTGCTGTACGCCAACGCCCTCTGCCCGGACTGGGCCTCGGCGTCCTGAACTATGCCGATGTAATTCTTCGCCGCGTTCGCCGCTTCCTCATACCGTCCGGACATCTCCTCCATCGCCTCGGCGTGCTGACGCTGCGCCCTCTCCGCTCCCTTCTCGGCCGTTATCAACTTATACAGGCCGAAAGCCACAGCGGCCACGCCCGCCGCCGCAAGCGTGTAAGGATTCTTCAGAAGCGTGGCGTTGAGCGCCTTCTGCGCCTTCTCTACAAGCCCCATAGCCTTGAACTGGGCGATCTCAGCCACAGTCCATCCTTTCGTTATCATTATGGACGACACCTTCAACGCGTTGAGAGTGACAAGTGCGGCCTTGTAAGCCCCGTACGAGACGACAAGCCCGGCCACCGTCTCCGCTATCTCCTTGTAGTTCCCGACGAGCGAGCTCGCGAGGTCTATGGCGTCGTGCATCGGCTGCTGCATAGCCTCTCCGATCTCGTTGAACATAGAGGACAGCTCATCCTGCAACTGGCCCCACGAGGAGGAAAGGTTCGGCATCATCTCCTCCATCAGGCCGTGGAACATACCGCCCTCTCCCGTCACCTTGTCAAGAGCCTTGTTCAACTGCTCGAACGATATTGACATGCCGTCAACCTGTTCCCCCATGCTCCTTAACACATCGGTCAGGACAAGTCCCCTTGACGCCCATGAGGCGAGCCCGTCAGAATTGACGGTTCCAAGATTTTTCGCCCTGTTGTACAAAGCCACCATATCCATGAGCGGAACCTTGGTGGCCGTGGCGATGTTGGACAGTTTGTCGATGATCCCGATCACGTCCTCAACCCTGTTGCCGTAGGCTATGAGCTGCTGGCTTGCCTGAGCGAGGTCCGAGAACTCGAACATGTTGTAATAGGCGTAGTCTTTCAGCTTCTGTGTGAAGTCGGCCGCCTTCTCTGCGTCTCCGAGGAACACCTTCATCGAACTCTCGATGTCCTGGAAGTAAGACCGCGTCTCATAGACTTTCTGAAGGAACGACTTTGCGGCGGCCACCGAGAAGAATGCGGCCACCTTGCCTTTCAGGCCGTCAATGGTGCCGCCGAGACGCTCGGCCCCCTCCTGTGTGGAGTCGAACGACTTGGTGATGTCACGCAGAGCCTTCTGCAGCTCGCTGGAGTCACCGTCTATAATCACGTGCAGTCTTCCGTCATCAGCCATAATCAGTCCAGATAAGAAAGTATCTCGTTCATCCTGTCAGGGTCGTCGCCGTCAATCATCTCAGGGCCGCCCGAACCGCCGTCCCCGCTCTTCACCGAATCGTAGGACGGAAGAACCCTGTTGTACATTATGGCGTTCTGGTAGCTCATCTCGTATATGGCGTAATCGAAACTGACATTGTAGGCCTTCACTATTCCGGCTATGACCGCCCAAGGGCTGTCGTTCCGGTCTCCACCACTTTCGTCGGCCTTGTCAGACTTGCGTCTCGCAGGAAAGTGGTAAGAACGAAAAAATCCGGCAGCTGCGACTCTCCGAGAAGCTCTACCAATATGTTCAAGGCCTCACGCGGGGTGCAGGTGTCAAGAATCACCCCGGTGAGAGCGTCAAGTGGTGATTGCTTGAGTTTGATTGCCGAAAGAAGTCTCTGTATGGGCTTGTTTGCCGTCTTTTTGAGGCTCTTGGCTCCGATGATGAGTGTGGCTATGATTTTGGCCACCGACCTCGCGCAGGAGGCCGATCCTACGACAGCCGCAGTGTCCTTTGAATCGGAGATCTCAGGGATGTCCGAGATAAGAGCCGAGACCATATAAAGCGTTCCGAGGGTGGGGGAGGGGTACTCGTACTCCCTGTCTCCTATCCTCACCTTCCCTCCCTTCTGGAGGATGGCACGCTCGACCTTTTTCTCCGTTGTGCTTTCATTGCCCATAACAAAGACGTTTTTTTGCTTGGACGCCCCGGCTGGATCGAACAGCCTATAAGTCCGACTTACTCACTGTACGTTCGTCAAGTCCACTTATGGGGCGTTGTTCCGGGATACTCATCACCACCGTCCCGGATGCGGTGTCAATGCTAAAGCTCGGTCGCGGACGAGAAGTCCCTGCCGTTGGCGCTGATGGAGATGCCAGATCCGCTATCCGTAACGGTCATGATACCCCACTTGACCATCTTCCCCGCTGACGGTGTGAGCACGCTGTGCGTGTAGGTCCAGTTTGATCCTTTCGCAGCGTCGAACGGATCCTCGACTGAGACCGCCGACCGCTCGATGTAGCAGCCCGGTGCCTTCGGGTTCTCAGGAACGACCACTACGGCGTACTCGTCCTGGACCACGCCGTCCTCGTGTTCGATAGGCATATCCCTCTCCGCCGCGTTGCGGATGCCGTAGGTCAGTTCATACTTGCTGCGCTTGTACTTGACGGCCTCAGGAGCGCCTCCCTCGACGGTGGCCTCCACCTTGTCGCCCTTGGTCGGGGTCAACTGTACGGAGTCCTCCACCGCGTCAGGAAGTTTCGTCCACGCCCCTCCGGTAGTGGAGATGTCCTTGACGTAGATCGTCGGCTTGCCCCAGCCGATGGTAAGATTCTTTTCCTTTGCCATAATGACACTGTTCGTTAAATTGTCCTTTCGCTATCCACAGCAGACATCCGCTATGACCTTGTTGCTTATGAAGTGCTCGTCCGCGTCGTCGGCCTTCATCACCCGTTGGGAGTCAAGATGAAACCACACCTTCTCGAAGTGTGCGCTCTCGAACGTCTTGATGCACTCTGAGCAGAGGAGGCGGAGCCTCTTTGTGCTCTCGACCGAATCGTTGACGCGGTTGCCGTCAGGGACGAAGAGGTTGATGACAAGGGCGAACTCCTGCGACTGGGCGGCGTCACCCGCCAGAACCGCTATGGCTATGTCCTCCTTGCCGGAGTTCATCGGCCTTCCGTCCTTATAGACACGACCGCTTATCATCCCCTTCAAGGGGCTTCCGCTGACAAGCCTGTAGGCTATGTCCTTTATGTCGATGTCTGAAATCATCATCATTTCCCTCCGTACTTTTGGCTGAGCCGCCTGACAAGCTTCCTGACCTCCTTTTTCAGGAATATCTCGCCTCCTGCGAGAACATCCTTGTTGGCCTTGGCCTCCACGTATGCGGCGTACTCCATTCCGGCCACTACGATGAGGGCATACCCAGTGGGGTAATTGGCCGCCAGCCTTTCGGCGTAGCTCCTGCCTTCTGCCGAGCCGTCTTCGGACGACTTGTCGCGCTTCGGGCCGTCAACCCTCTCGAAGCCTCCGCTTTTGCTGATCTCGCCGTCCCGGACCACTATGTATCCGATTGACGAACGCAGGTTGCCGGTCTGATCCATCCAGCTCTCATCCGCTGTTCGGTCGCGGATGTACCTTACCGACTGGAGGCCGAGATAGTCGAGGTTCATCAGAAAGTTCTCCACTATCCTCTGAGCCCTGGCGTTCAGCGTGGCCATCATCTCGTTGAAGCCTTGGATTTTTACACCCATAACTTGGAGTTCAACTGCCCGCGATGGAATCCCCTCGCGCGGAAGTCCCCTATGCTCCTGCCGCATCTGTCGAATATCCTCACGACCTGTCCGTAGGAGATCTCCGGGCAGTCTGTGTCGAGATAGACGGTGTAGCTGTAAACGTAGTTCCTGTCCTCCCCGACCGGGACGGTGCTTGCCCTCCCGTTGGGCTCGTACCTGCAAGGGATCCTGCAGGACCAGCCCTCCGTGGACGGCGCATAGTCCCCGTTGCCGTCATAACTGCCCTCCGAGACTCTGAGCACGGAAAGGGAGTGGGGTCTGAACATCACGACAGGCATAGGCGGACGGTCAGTCTTCTATCGGTTCCACTGTGGGGTTCTGCTCGCGGATGAGAGGCTCGCCGTGCTTCCTGTAGATCGAGTTGGCGATGGCGATGAGGGTCGCCTTGTCCGACACCGAGATGCTCACGCCACCCTCCGAGACGTTCGGCTGGGTGACGAGCAGCCTGAGGCTGTCGGCGTAGGTCAACTCGTACTCCGGGGAGTTGGCCACCTCCTTCGTGAAAAGCTCGTTGAAGTCAAGCCCTCTCCTGACGGCCATCACCTCCGCCTGCGACTCCGCAAGCGGAAATGACACCGAAAGAAGCAATGCTGTCTTCACATCCATAAGCCAGAACCTTATGCTGTTTTAGGCGGCTCCGTTGCTCCAGGAGGTCTTCGCCGTGTTGATGAACGCGGTGGAGGCCCTGTTCTCCAGAACTACCTGCATATACGCCTCGGCGAGGGTCACCTCCTGCATAGGGTTGAGCTCGCTGTAGCGTGTCACCTTGTAGAACTTGGCGTACGCCTGAAGAGCCGGGCTGTTCTCGACGATAGGCACGGTCTTGTAGTACGTGTGGCCGAGCGTGAGGGACGGGGCCAGAGTGACCACGTTCTCAGCCCAAGGCTTCAACGGGGTCTCGACGCCGTCCTTGCCCTCGATGGACACCTCCGTGTCGATCACGACGATGGTCGGGAATCCCTTCGAGGTCATATAGCGGTTGATCCTGTCGAGGTCAACGCTGTCAGGGGTCACCATAACGGTCCCGGTCGCGAGGGCGGAGGCTGCTGACAGTCTGGCCAGCGTCTTCTTCTGGGCGATCAGAAGGTCAAAAGCGGCCTGCTCCATGATGGCGAAGCGAGGGGTCGGCTTGTGAGCCTTCTTGATGATCTCCTTGGCCTTGATGATGTCTCCGATTCCGTCCGCCTCCTCTGCGTTGCTCCACGGCTTGGAGACTCCCATAAAGTTCTCCGCAGGGACGTTGAAGTTGATAACGTCGCTTGTGGCGTTGTCGCCGTCAACGATCTCATTGTAGTTCTGGACTCCGTGAGAGGCGATGTCGCACGCGTCAACCTCAACCTTCGCGTCCATACCGTCGTGGACGAAGGTCACGTCATCGTACACGATGTCGATGAGCTTCTTCTTCATATCGACATCGATGTCCGACTTGGCGGCCAGAGTCCTCAGGTCGTTGTAGTCATTGATGTCGTTCTCGTCCTTGCTGCGGGAGATGGCGATCTTGGCCAGAGTTCCGCTCCACTGGCCGATCTTCTTTCTGGTCTTCACCGGCGCCTTCACGTTGAACGCGATTCGGTCTGCCGAGATCGGCAGGCCCTCGTTGCCCGAAAGGGACTTGAAGTCCATCTTCGGGGTGTACCTCAACGGGAAGAAGGTCGGCCACACCATATTCAAGCCTACCTTGTAGGAGGTGACCTCCGCCTGGAGATCGACCTGGCTCAAATCCATAATTGGCTTTTCCATGATTTCTGGTTGGTTTGGTTACAGATACTAAATCTTGTCGATGCTCTTCATCAGGGCTACCACCTCGTCGGCGACAGGAGCGGTCTCCTTCCTGATGTTGGCACCGTTCACGAGTTTAACGAGCTCGTCCCCGGAGTTCGCCTCGACGAACTCACCGAGCAGGTACTTCGGAGCGTGTACCGGAGCCGCCGCGTCAGCGCTTGCCGATGCAGCCTGATAGAGGATGTCCCCCTTGCTCACGGCCACCGTAAGCTTCACGGTCACTGTGTCGAAGTCCTTGCTTGTGGTTGTGTCAACGGCTGTGCAGGCCACGCCCACCTTGCCCTTGGCGATGACATCTCCCTTTACGATGCCTGAATTCTTGGCGATCTTGATGGAGGAGGCGCTTTCCGACGCATCCTCAACGACCTTGTAGGCCTTGATGACGTTGCCGTCAGCAGAGACCGCCATGCCTGGATAAAGGTCGAACGGGCTGTTCTTCACAAGCCCGCCTCCAACCTTCTCGGCGAAAATCTGGTCAAAGACTATCGGGGCGTTCTTCCCCGGGTCCGTGACGCTGAATCTTTTGGTCTTGTCCATGGTCAATTGGATTTTTAGTTAATCTTTGCCTCCGGGCCGTCAGTTCTGCGCAGGAAGACCCTTGATCGGAGACGTTTCCTGAATCTTGCCCCTCTCCGCTATTCTGTCAAGGATGGCCTGGCTCGGCTTGTCCTGCGCCGGGGCTCCTCCGCCCGGAGGCGTGACCTCCTTCTGCGTCTGGATGTTCTTCGCCTGAACCAGCTTATTCCAGCCGTCACTGACCTTGGTCACAAAGCTGTTGACATCCTCCTCGCTCTCGAACTGCCTTCCCTCAAGCATCAGCCCGTAGTAGTTCTCGTCAACATCCTTGAGCGCCGCCAGCGCCTTGGATCTGTAGCCCTCGTTGGCCCTCTCCCTGCTCATCCTTTCGATCTGCTCCTTCAGTTCCTTGGCTTCCTTGTCCTTCTCGGACTGGTAAGCCTTGAACCAGGCAGGCATCTCGCCGTCTTGATCCTTCTTGTTATTAGGATCGTCAGGTTTTGCCGCAGGCGTAGTCTGGGCCGGAGGTGTAGCGGTGGGGGTTGGGTGGTCTTTCTCAAACTGCGTCTTCATACGCGTGAAACTGCGCTGGGCCGCGTTCTGGGACAAACCGAGAATGGGAACGAACTGGTCGATCGCCTTGTCGATCATTTCGTCGGTGGCTTCTGGAGCGAGACTTCCGGCGATGCACTCGGCGGCAGTCCTAAGCTCATCATCGTTGAATCCGAACGAAACCGCTTTCGGCTTCAACCTCTCAAAGACCTTTGTCTTCATAAACTGTTGCTTTATTTGGTTAACAAATATCCGGAGCCTCCTTGGCCATCAAGGCGGCTCCGGCTCAGTAAGTAAATGAAGTTGTGAGACAACACCTTTGAGGCCAGATGGCTCAACGGCAAAGATAAGAAAAACCGTTGCATATTACAACGGTTTGCTAAAAAATCAGGGAAAAAAACTTCCCGGCTATTACCTGACGATCTCTGCGCTGTGTGCGACGACCTCGTAGGTGTATCTTTCCTCTCCGTCAGCCGAGACATATCTCTGCCTCCTCACACGCCCAATGACGTGGAGAATGTCACCTTTCCTGACGCTTCCGAGCTCCTCCTTGATGTTCTCCTGCCAGACAGAGATGTCGTGCCAAGTAGTTTCGATGGTCTTCGCGCCGTCCGTAGACTCGAACATCCTGTTAGTGGCGATGGAAATCCTGGAGGTCTTCGAGTTGCCTACCTCATAGACCCTGATGTTGCCGATTCTTCCCTGTAACTCTATTCTGTTCAATTCTTCCATATTCTTACTTCTTGCTGTTTTTCCTCTGATCCTCCGCTTTCCCTGAACTTCCGAACTCAACATTCACATGACCGTCCTGCAAAAGGCCATAGTAGGCAAGGAACCCATCCACATACTCGGCGTCCAGCTCCTTCGGAGAATCGAACACCAAAGACCTTGACGTTAGACCTCCGCAGTGATAGACCACCGTATACTCCTCCTTGCCTATATTGATGCGTACAGCAGACCACCAGTCCACAGCCTCATCAGGATCGTTCGCACCCTCCGGGATATACGCTGCGAAACAAAGCTCCTTGCCGAGCGTCAACTCCTTTACAAGCCTTGTGAACTCCTCAACGGAGACTTTCTTCATTATCGAATCACTCATATTCTTAATCTCTATAAAAAAACCTTATCTTTACTGTATCCACATCCACGATATCGAGTTCCATCCGCAACTCTTCCAGCGCGAACTTCTCGAACTCGCGAAGCTCATCGAAGAGTTCCTCGATGGCCTTGCCCTTGTCAGCGTTGTTCCTGTTGCGGAACACTGTCGCGTGCGCGTCAGTCTCCGCCTCCCAGAGGGTCTCCCCATAGAAGAAAGCCCAACTCTTCCCGTCCTCGCTGCGCACGCAGTCGAAGCAGTCCTCAACCCATTCGGGAACGGCGTTCTTGCCGTCAAAATCCGCATAAGTCCTCATAATAATCCTCCCTTAACTGATGAACAACCAACTGTTACCTGTCTCGAAACAGAGTTCTGATTTCTTGCTGACGTAGCCGTAGGCTTTCAGTACATCGAACGCCTTGCGTGCCTTGTCTGTCTCTCCAGAAAGAATGACGTTGCAGGACTCGTCTGTCTTGACCTCGCATCCGAGAACCGACGCGATTCTGTTGAGTGAGGAAGCCCTCCTCACGATTCTTGCCTTGCCTGAAAGGCTGATGCTTGCTTTGCTCATAACTTACTTACTTTTTTATGATGTTGAATATTTCAAAATAACGTCGGCTCATTGTCAGCCTTGCTGACTGTCTCGGGTTGTTCTTGTACCGCCGAATGCTTTTCCTGGTCAAACTCTTCGACCACCAGTCCGGACTCCCTTGTCAACCAGTCTGCCAGCAGATGCCTGTGGCAGAAATCACCCGGCTTCTCGTAACAGAGCAGAGCCGCATCCTTCCCGCCAGACAGCCGCTCTATCTCATAGACAACCTCCTCGACCCTGAGTTTTCCCAAGATCTCCTTGTTGTACAGTTCAACATACCGGTCTTGGGTGATGTCACCCTTGACCATATAGCCCGTTGGAGCCACTGATTTCATCGACTTGCCGGAATACCATCTTGGCAACCAGAGGGCTATGCCAATCGGGACGATGCCTGATCTTTGCAACAGGGCTGTCCTACCGAAATACGAAGTGAAAATTCTCATAACTTTGATATCCTATTAAACCAATCTTCCGCTTATTCCCATCAATTCGGCAATGATGCCAGCCTTGACCACTCCGCCTTGTCTGTGTGCTTTCCTTGCGTTGAACTTCCATACAGGAAGGGTGCCGAACGCAACCCGTTCAAGACCGGAGTCCCAAGCCTCCATTCCACGGAACATCTGGCTTTGCTTCCAGTCAAGGGTGATATTTTTTGAACCTACCATAAACTCACTTCTCCCAGAACGGATGTCAAGGTCCAGGAACTTGATCGTTGCGCTTGCGAATCTTTCGTGCCTCATAGCCTTGCTGATTACTTACTCTGTTCATCTCTGTTCCACCAACGAATATTCTTATTAGGGTCGTGACCGTTGGCCAAAGCGACTTTGTAAGCATCCTCGATAGACTCGCACTCTGTGTCAATTGTGACAAGCTCAACAGAAAATGAATCTGACCATCCCTTGCGAATACGCTTTCCAAACTGAATTGTTATCATAACTCACTACTTTTAGTTGTTTTTTTTGGTATTGTAAATCTAATGAAAAAAATTGGATATACCAAATTTAATCAGCTTATTTCTAATAAATTACGAAAGGTTTTCTGTATCTGCACGAGAAGAAAGATGGCATGAAAAACCGGACGCATCTCACGACGGATCCGGTACCAACTCTAACAACAAAAAAGTGTAAGCCCTCCAGAACGGAGGGGAATAGCGGCTAACCGACCGCTATCTTTTTATGTGTGAACTCTGTAAAGGTCCCCACACGTTTCCGCAATCCGCAATCAATTTAGCCATAATTAGTTATAAAATCAGCTCTCATTCTTACTTCACAGGAGTAGAGCCACTCGACCTGGTCTCTTCCGTAGCCGAGACCTCCCTTGTCCTGATCCCCTGTGACATATTCAGAGACGTCATCGTTCCATTTCCTCTCAATCTCGTCGTTATCGACCTGTAAGATCCTGACCTCGCTGCTCTCGTAGTCGAGAATCACAAGCGTGTACTTGTTCATCTTACTTGAATTATCCCGTTCACCATTTTCGCACAAGATAGCCTGCACAGATCGTCCACCTCTTGCAGCCATGAAGGAACTTTCTTTCTATGTCCCTTTAACGCCTTAGCCCAAGTTGATGAACTTATAGTACCAGACTTCAAAAGAGGAGACCTGAAAACTTGATTGAACTCTGTTCGGCTGATGCCGAAAGCAGTACAGAACACGGCAACCTCAGATGCCCGAATACAATTATCGTACATAGGCATAGAAAAGAAAGGGCTGCCTCCTATCAGAAGAAGCTTAATGTCGTCATCAGGGGCATTCAAACCAGTGCGCTGCAACAATCCAACTAACTTTTGAAGACTGGAGCATCCTAAGATATGAGCCAACCGAACCCTTCGATCCTTACGAAAGCCAGATACAGCGCATAGCATATCCTCTTTACCAACATCGGCTTTTGACTGGCACAAATTGTCAACCGCTGATATTAAATTCCTGTTGGCCAACAATAGGGAAGTGCTTGGAGAATGTCCATTTTTTGCGGAACGAATACTCCACCCAAGAGTGCCGGAAACCTCACTAAGGTGATACAAAAATTTCTTCTTTCCCATTTTTATCCTCCACATTACAACATATCCGCTTCCGAAAGTTCGCAGAACTCAAGCACCTGGAATCTGTCTCTCCAAACCAACTCGTAGTAACCCTTGCCGAAGTCAAACTTCTGCAGGAGCCTCAAAGCCTCCTCCTTTGAGCAAGGTTCGGTTCTTCCTCCTTTCCAGGCCCAGCCAAACCTCTTGATGCAGTGCCCTCCGTTCTCAATGAAGGCGAGGGCTGCCTCCTTTGTGCGTTCTCTTTCCATAACTTACTAAATATTAAATAAAGTGCTTAATTCTATTGACCGAAATTTTGGCTCCATTGCTCTTTCCTGATTAAACTTCTTCATCATATAAAACATCCCATGAGCCTCATAACAACAATCCACGTTCGACAGATCAGACCCGACAATTATGGTTGTGCCATCCTTCGATATTCTAGTCGGGAGAGAAAGAGCGTCCTTAAATCTGAATCTCCCTGCAACTGTAAGGCCTATGCCGGTATATACAAGATCCTCGGCCCCAGAACGAGGAATGTGGACAAGATAATCAATACCCTGAACCCTTGATTTCTCCAAGACTTCAAGCAATGTGAAAGGCTCCTCCGCATAATACGGCCGGACTATCAGCGTGTCCTTGCCATCCCATCCGACTTCAAGACGAAATTCGTCCAAACTATCAGACAGTCTCTGCAATCTGTCCATCATACACGTGATGTCACATTTCATCATGTAGTCCCTGTTGACCAGCCTCAACTCGTGGCGCGAGTTCTCGAACAATGTCGCCTCCCAGAGACGGCCGTCGGAGTAGAATGCCCAGTATTTACCCATACTTCCGAAAGAGGTGGAACAGTTTCCCTCCGCCAATTCCTCTGACACCCAGTCAGTGGCGACGTTCTTCTCGTCGAACAAAGTGTAGCTTCTCATACGCCCATCGGATTACCGTAATACCTCTTAGCCTCCTCGAAGGGCAGCGGATTGAACACCGCCTTGCTGTTCGGGTTCGGCCTCCATGTCGTGATTGTGTCACCGTCATTGCTGACGTAGCGCTGCACCATAGAACCATTGCTCATGGCGAAGAGCGGCTTCGCCCCGTCCGGCAGGTCGTCCATTGTCCAGAAAAGACGGTCAGTGATGTTCTGCTTTCCCCGTCTGGAGATCACCCCGTTCCAGGCCTGCCCGAGCTTCTCATATCCGAAGCCCACATACTCCGCCCAAGCCTTGAAAGCCTTCACGGAGCAAAATGTCGCAAGGGTGGAAAATCCGGGGCCAGTGATGGACACCCTTGGTTCAGACCGGAGCTTGCTCGTCCTGAACAGCACGGTGGTCTCCGGTTGCTGCTTCTCATAAGGGACTATCCATCTCTGGACAAGCACTGGGAAATAGATCCCCTGATCCGCACCGGCTCCGTTGCGTCCCCAAGTCCAATATGTCGCCACACCGTTACCATTCCTCACGAAGTTGGATTTGTGGATGCTGTGCCACACCCCGCCGGACACACTGAACGATTTGCCGAACGTGAACGCGCTCCACCGCTCGCAGACCTCGCACACGCCGTTCTTGTCTATTGAGCAGACAAGGGCGTTCTTGTAAACCCTGTACCCGTCGGAGATCTCAACGAGGTCGCCTGGGTGAACATCCCCGTCCATAGGATAATTGTTCTGGAGGCGTTCCTCTACCTCACAGGCGATGTCGTAGTTTTCCTGCCATTCCTCCTCTTTGTGGCCGAGGCCGTACTTTGGGTCCCATCCGGCGTTCTGCTTTATGAACTGCTCTATTCCTATCTTCATAACTTACTATCTTTTTGCTCTTGCTACTTGTCAAAAACTCCGGGCTCCATTATCTCATAGACCTTGCAGCAGACAGCTATGAGGCCTATACACATAGACTTGACTGCAATAATGGCCACTGATTCCGATACTCCTACGGTGTTTCTTGCGAAGTCGTTGAACTCCGCCGTAGGCTCTCCGACAAGAACGAGTAACGATAACGTTCCGACCAATACCAAGGCGCACTTGGCGATTACTTTGATTGACTTCTTCATGCTGATCTTACTTACTTTCTTTAGTTTTTTTTGACTTACTTATTGAGCGGAGCAGCGCAGCTGTCCGCAAAAGAATAGAACTGGCCATCCGTCAATATAATATGGTCCAGAAGATTGATGTCTAACGTGTTCAGAGCCTTGCGGAGCGAATCCGTTTGTTTCAGGTCACTAGGCCCTGGATATGGACTACCACTCGGGTGGTTGTGGCATAGAATAACTCCAGTGGCATTGAGATCAAGGGCTGCCTTCAATATAAGACGATTGTCAAGAGAGCATTCACTAACTCCTCCCTCGGCTACTTTAATGTACCCAACGGGTCTGTTGATCCTGTTGAGCAGGAGGGCGAAGCAGTACTCCTTCGCCTGAATCACGCTGTCGGTGGCCTCGTATATCTTATATAAGACTTCGGCTGCCGCCGTGGGGACATTACACCGGGAATCCCCGACGGGAACATCGAACCCCTGCTTTTTCTCATATCGCAGGGTGAAAGCGGAGACTACCCGCCGTTTTTCTGAAACTTTGCTCATAACTCACTTACTTTTAGTTGTTTTTTTGGTATGGTAAAGTTAGCGAAAATAATTGATTATGCCAAATTTAATCGGCTTATTTTCACTGAATTGCATAAGATCTTGCGTTTCTGAAAGACACGAAAAAACAGCTCTCATGGAGCTGTCTGCATAGTCGTCAACCCAGAATGTCCGAGCCGTCATCCCATCGTTGGAACATAGGGTCGTTCTCGATGGCCTCTATCTCCTCCTTGGTGTGAGTTCGCTCGAATTCCTTTCTCTTCCTTTCGTGGGCCCTCTGTGAAGCCTCCCACATCTCCTCGAACTCCTCATCCGTGGGCATTCTTGTTATCCTCTGTCTCATAACTCCTGTAAAGTGAAATAGTAGATGTCGTCCTCCTTGTCAACTGAAACAAACTTGAAGCGACTTCCTTTGTCAAAGATCACTTCTTGTTGATTTTCAGTTGTAAAGATACCATTAAATTGTGAGATATCCGATATGTCCCTCCCGTTTTTTGATAAAATTTCGATGTGGCAGACTGTTTCGTTGCTTTTGGTCTTTATCTTGTCCTCAAATGTCCCAAAGGCCTCCGACTGAACCTTTGATGCCGATGTGAATCCATCGAATGTCTTGCTTCCGCCAGATATGGCGCAATCCAGCCAATCCTTAAGGTTTTTCTTGTTCAGCTTGATAGACCGATAGACAGATCCATCATAGACGCTTACTTTCGAGATTCCTTCTGACAATAGTTCGGAGAACGCAACGTTGAAATCAGACACTGATCCGGATCGCAGTTGCTTGTTCAAAGACCGGAATGCGCTGATATCTCCTCTTGTGTAGTGATATATCGCAGCCAGTTCCGTGTTGGGGATAGTGTCCTTGTATCTCTCTTGCAAATACTCCCCGAGGGCCTTACGCATCGATTCCCTGACCCTTCCAGCACGGGTGAACTTCCTTTCAGCCGCACTGTATATATCGACATCAAACTTCCCAACGTAGCTCTGATTATCCTTGATGAAATACGGAAGGGAACTCCACCCTTTTGCACGTTCCCTGTTTCCCTCTATCCACTCCCTGAATCCATTCGGCACATCCCCGACATAGTTGACTGAGGTAGTACTGTCGAAATCCTCACCCTCAACAAAAGCATCCCCGTATTTGTCCATCTCCTCTTCCGTGAACGTGATCGGAACCATATAGCACCGGCAGTTTGGATGCCAGCCGCTCCACTTGAAGTCCTTCGGGTATCTCCCTGCCAACGCCTCGCAGACAGGGCAGTCATACGGATGCGTGCTCCGCTTGATCTCGAACCCAACGACATAAGGCTTTTCCTGATAGCCCTCCCATTCGGCACTCCTGTACGCCATATTCGTCTCCGTCCTCGCAAGGCGCAGGGCGTTCCTGTAACTGCTCCTGTAAGTCCCAGATCCAGGATGGTAGGCCTTTGCGTTCTTGGATAGCCTCAGAACACCGTTCTTGTCCCTGACCCTGCGGAATAACTTGTCCGGCTCTTTCAGCAGGGACTTCATACTGGACGCTATCTTGGCGGCACTCACTCCCTCCGCAATGGATCTCGCCAACTCGACCTCGACCTTCTGATGGTTGGCCAGATCCCACACCTTTGTCGAAAGGGTCTGCCCGTTTCCGATCTTGCGCTTTTGGAATGCCTTCAAGGCTGACTCGTGGTTGTTGAAATACCTCCCCACCGCCTTGTCCGTCAAATCCCCGACAGAATCGATTCCGGCCTTGTCAAGGACATATTCCACAGTGCCGTCCGCGGTCGTGTTGCCCTGAGCCCATTCGGCGGTCGTGCCACGCAGCACCGTCTGCTCGATGCCCGTGGCTAGATTGGTGACGACCTCGTTGACCTCCTTCTTCAACTCAGGGTAATCGGAGAAATAGAACTGACCTTCACCGTCAAACTTGGACTCTGAGGCCAGATCGACAAGTCCGGACACGGCCTTCGAGTACAGGGATTTCAACCTCGCAAGATACCTCTCAACCCTTGCGAGGTGCTTCGCCTGCAATTTCCTGTACTCGTCAAGCCTCCCCATACATCACTATTCTGCTCCTGTGAAGACATCCTCCATCCGCTGGGCCTCGGCCTCCTCCCTCTTCTCCTTCATAATCTCCTCATATTCGGCATCCGCGTCCACGGCAAGTCCGGCCCGCTTGATGGCCGTCTTCTGCGACACAAGGACACCCGAGGCCTTGGAGAAGTTCGTTATGTCCGCCGCCGTGTCATTCTGGATGAACGGCGTTATGAGCTGCTCGCATCTGGTGGTGTGCTGATACTGCTTCCATTCAGGCTTGACCGTGACAAGCAAAGCCTTGATCACCTCGAACTCCCGGTCAAGGAACCAGACGATCTCATGCTTCTCCTCTCCGACTTTCAGATGCGGCTCTGTCAGCAGCGTCTTTCTCGCCTCCCCGCTCTGCGCGCCGAGGCTCTTGAGGTTCTCCATAGTCATGTCCGCCTGCTGCGTGGTCTCGTCATCAATCTGCTTCAACATCTGGATGTGAGCCTTGGCATCAGTTGTGGTAAGCGCAGGGCTGATGAGACCGATGTCTCCGCCATCCTTCATCTTGTACACCTGCCTTGCCGTATCGCCGACAGGGAGTGTGTCGCCGCCAGCCAGCTCTCCGATGATTTTCAGTATCGGCGACGAGTTCTTCCTTATGTTGTCCGAGTTGCGGCTAAGCGTGAACTCGATGTCGTCACGGTTGGACGATATGCCGTCGAACACAGGAATCGGCCTCTGGATATAGACGGCAGGAATCTTGCCCGCTATGTTAGGCCTGACCTCTGATGTCCACCCTCCGGCCTCCTGCCGGAAGAAGTAGGCGTTCTTCGCAGTATAGGAGTTGAAGTGGCTGACGTTCTCCTGATCTACGTACGCCACGCTGAGAGCGACAAGGTCATCATCCTCGTTGAAATACGGGTAGATGGAGGCCTGGGCTATCTTCGAGAATCTCCTCGGCATAGGAGAGAAGCTCCTGCATCGTATCTTGACGTTGGAGTCAAACCCGTACTTGTTCACCACTTCGTCTCCTTCCGCTATGTACCAGAAGGTCATCATCTCACAGGCGGCGAAATACGCATACATCCTGTTCATATTTACGCCATCGATCCTGACGTTCTTATAGACAGCCTCTATCGCGTCTTGGAACGCCTTCTCGACATCGTTGGCCGCCTGACTGTAAACCCTCTTCACGGGAATGGAGAAGGCCATTTGCGTCATTCGTCTGGTGGCTATCTGCTCAGCCGCATACGTCAGCTTGGCCGGACGTTCTTTCCGTCCGCCCTTGATCTTCTCCTTCGGGCGCAGCATCGGGTCGGCCACGATATCATGCTTCCTCGTGTCGAAATCCTTGGATATGACATCCCAAGACGGACAGTCCTTCTTCTGGCCGCTGAGGGCCGATATGATCTGCTCCGGAGTGTTGCCCGGAGCGAATATCTCTTCAAGGCTCTTCATAAAACAATGTTCTATCTCTATCCGCAAATATAGTGAAAACGTTTCATTATGAAACGCTTTTGATTACAGAAAATCAGCCAGAATCTCTTCATCTGACAACCCCGACTCCTTGTGGACTGGGTAAAATGAGTTGGCTGCAGCATCTAGCCTGTCCGGGCTTCTTCCTATCCTTCTCTTTAACTCATCCTTAGGCTCAATTAAGATGCTTCCGTTGGACTGGAAAAGCCACTTAACGCTTGTCGCCTCCTCTGTCAAAGCGTCATCTGGAGGAAGTGCAGCGTCGAATCCGTTCTTAGGGTTGAGCCAGTCCCTGAACGACCAATAAAGAAAGGCCTTCATATTGGAGAAACGGTGCTGCCCGGTAATGTCCGAATTCTTTCCAGCTCCCTCGCTGAACTTGCAGGAGGTGGCCCCCTTGACACCGAGTTCCACCAGGCGGGAATAGACACCCGCGCCCTCGCCGATAGTATCGATGAAGGCTCTTGCATCCGATGTACGGCATTTACGGAGTTCGTTGACAACCATACCGGCAACCCTCATATGGTCGGCGTGACCTGCTGACTGATGTCCAATAAGCCTGTGCATAAAGTTCCCGTATCTGGGAGCGAGATAACTGCTGTCGCGGCCCATACCTGCAACATCGACCCCAAGGCGCAGATCCTCATCAGGGATGTAGCCCTCCCCGAACTCCTCGATTATGGCCTCCCATCTCTTGTTGGCCAACGCTATCCACTCATATGGGACAAGACAGTCCTCAGACACTCTTGGGAACATACCTAACACCTTAACCCTGAAAAGATCATTTGGCCTATAAATGCCGCCCTCGAAACGGAAGTCCCCCTCACCCTCGTCCATATCGGATTCCTGAATAGGGGAGCACCAGTCCTCGACCCTCGACTTAACCCAAGGATAATCCACCTGCCCCGGAATGACAACTTTCCTCGACACGACATTCTCCGCATGAAGGGAGTTTAGTCTGAACTTGGCGAATTGCGGAGAGGACATAGATCTTGCAGCGAAGCCTACTGTGGTGTTAGGGTTCCATACTAGCAGCAAGCGAGAGTTGCCTTGCAAGTTTCCTTCTATAGCGTTGAACACGGTGTCGGATATACCTGAGGCTTCGGTTACCGCGAACATGGTGTTTACGGCGTGGAATCCTGACCATGCCTCCATATTGTCGTCTCCGGCCTTGAATCCGGTCAGGAACCATTCCGAGTAACCAGTGCTTATATACTGCGATGTTACCCTGCCTGGGAGACATCCGGAGGCCCTATAAAAAAGTCTCTGGATCTCCGGCATCATAATGTTCTGCACCTGACGTCCTGTCGGGGCGGTCATGGCCACCTTAGTGTTCTTTATAAGTACTCCTTCGCTGTTGAATCGAGGAGTCAAATACAGAAAACACATACAAGCCACAGCCGACACGTAGTCCTTGCCTCTTGCAGTCCCCGATGCCACTGTCGTTTTCGGATTGGTCTGAACCGAATGAAGGATGTCCTCCTGTTCTGAGTCAAGACGAGATTTGAGCACGTCCCTTGCGAAACGCGCCCAGTCCTTTCTCCAGGCTAACATGTATCTCAGCGACTTGTCATCCATGCTTAATAGACACTTCTATGGCTCAACATCGTCCGGAAGAGCCTTCATCAACTCCTCGAACGGGCTTATCGTCACTTTGTTATCAATCTGCTCAACATACCCTCGCTTCTTTCCCTTGGTCTTCAGGAAGAATATCAACGATGTCACGTCACCGTCCTGTATGTTCTGGACAAGTTTGCTCTCTGCGAAGTCAAGAAGAGACTCGTCAACCTCGTCAAGCAATGCCTCAAGCTTGGGGTACTTATTTTTCCACTTATAGAATGCTGTACGCGAAACATTAAGCGCGCTACATGTAGCCGACACGTTGGCCGCCTTCTTCTCGTAAGTCTTGGCTATGGTCTTGAATGATGGCCTTTTCATACTCAATCATATTTAAGTCGCAGAAGATATAACGGCATTGATGGCGTCCCTGTACGACATATTCCTCGCAAGAAGTAGACTCTTGGGGAAATGAGCCAACGGGCCGAGCCCAGGCATCAGATTCACATCAATCAGATAATAACGTCCTGACTTGTCTCCGCGGAAGTCTATCCTTGCGCAATGCTTAATCTTCATCAACGAGAATACGGTACGTGCTATGTGTTCAACTTCGCTGTCATTAATTGGGTAACAATACTCTTCTATGTTCAGCTTGCCGTCGAATGTCTGGATTCCTCCAGCAGAACCGTTGCATTCAATGCCGATGGCGACCGTTTGCACTGATCCTTCATCCTGCCAGCAGGACACCGTGCAGTCAAATCCATCAACAAACTCTTCAATAACTGCATCCTGACCAAAATCCTCTGAAATCATCGCAATCTGCCTTGCAACGTCTTTCTTGGATCTGCAAACGCTGAGGTCTGATATGCCCTTGCTGTCGCTTCCGAAACGAGGCTTGACAAAATACGTGCCCCCATCCACAATATCATTTATCCCGAATTGGCGAGGTACACGAATGCCCCGATCCGACAGGTAACCCGAAAGAGAAGCCTTGTCTTCGGCCAATTCATATGCCCACTGGTCTTCGAGTGTAGATCTGACCATTTTGGAGCGTATGGTTTTCCACAGTCTCCTGTTGGCGGTCCTTACCAGAACCATGTCATCTTTTGACACGAAATCCAAACGGTCATCCTCATCGACAACAGCAAGTCTGATATTCTCCTTGCCAATAACCTCCTGATAAAACCTGAATATCGGAGTGGTGCCGTCCTGCATCTCCGGAGTATGGACTATCGACCAGATCATGATTCCTCCACTTTAATTTCCTCCAGACGCTCGCATGCTAATTCCAATAGTTTCGAGAACGTGATACTTGGAGACTTGATTTCAAAATGTTCGCCAATCTCCGCCTGGAGTCTAAGCATGATATCCTCGTTTTCATCCCCGCTCGCCAGTATAAGAGCATCGCTTTTCTTCGCCTGCTCCCTGATGTCGCCAAACAGAGCGTCAATGCTCGTATAGGACTTGGGGTATAACACAACCGAGAAAACAAATGTCTCCTTCATCATTGAGATGTCTATCCCCTCCGAACTCACCGGCTCTATCTCATCTATGTTGACATGAGCGAACTTCTTGAAATCGACAGACTGAATCTGCTCGAACAACTTTTTCAGAATGTTCTGGTTATCCTGACCGTGCAGAGAGTTGTGCGACAACTGTATTGCTATGATCTCATCCTTGCTCAGCTCGCTTTCATCACACCACAAGATGCCTACCGTGCGGTAACGCAACTTCTTGCACGCTCTAAGCCTGTGATGTCCGCTTATCATCACGAACCTCCCATCCGGCTTTCGGTAGCAACACGGGACACTGCTCATACCCGACTTACCTATATTGTCGCAAAGGGTCATGAAGTCCTCGTTCGACATCTCATTGGCGTTCATGTCCGCCTCGTCAATGAGGCCAATGTCCACCTTGTCGTATTTCCATCTATTTTCCGTTTCCATTCTTGATCATCTTTTGGTATTTGGCTAAAATATCATCATATGTCTCATAAACTCCCAATCTTCCCTCGTAGGCGAGATAAGACGATGTGCATTTGTCGTCCACTTTCTTATAGACTCCTCTGTATTTCATGCTTACTGGCTTATGAGTATAGGCCAGACTCAACACGTTTTTGCATAGTTTTTTCATCTTCCTGCTGAGCACTCTTTGGACAGCCCTTGTCTGTATGCACAGAAGGATAAACTTTGCAAGCCTAGGGACAGCGTTGTTCGTGCTGAAATCAGTCAACTGAAACAGGTCGAAACCTTTATGCTGAGGAAGATCAAAACCGAACCCGCCTAGCGTATATCTGCCATACGAGACGATGAATGGGAAAGCGCACGCCGAACACTGGTCAACTTTCTTGATAAACTTTCTCTGCAACACTTTCAGTTGGCCAGATTCCACCAATTCGATTTTCAGCAACCTGGGATTGTCGATTTTCAGATCATCTGGGGGGATGATCTCACATAACTCAGTGCTGGATGAGCTATAAGACAGGGATGCCTTGCTTTCGCGAACCTCTTTGTTGCAATAAAGAAAACGTCCTGCCGAACGTCTTTCTCCGGAAGAGGAGTCCCAAACGGCTATCTTGTGCATGTTCCTAAGGAACGGGCTGTTGCTTATGTAATAGAAACAACAGTCATTCGGAAGGCTCTCCATTAACTCATAGTAGCTATTCCTCTTGACATCGAAGTCAAGGAACAAGTCGCTGTTCTCGCTTATGAGCTTGAACACCCTCTTCTGTTTTTTGTCCCTTCCGTAGTTGAAGAACACGGCCTTCTCGTTTGCTACGGCGTCCTGCAATGTACCTATGTGGTAGTCACAGGTGGTCAGCATTGTAATGAGCCTATCACATGACTTCTCTGTCTTTTCTATAGACTCCCTCGCTCTGATCTTTAAGGAATCGATGATAGTTTCATTCCTTTCAGAATCACTCATGTTGAACTTCTGGAGTTTGCTGACATACAAAGCGATGGCCACCTGCCGCTGAGGAGTCGAATTGTTGAAGTCCTCCAGCCATTCTAACTTCCCACTATACTTCAACGAGGTCTTTCCGTTCGCAATCATATATAGCAGATGCATATACGGATCCTGACAGTATATCGACAACTCCACCTTGTCCTGGAAGAACAACTCATAATAGTACATAAAGCCGTTCACTATACAAAGCCTCTTGTGTCCATGAGCCCTGACAGCGTCCCATAACGCCGATGCGTATCTTGAATTGTACGGCATCGGCTTTGTGCAAAATGTCTCGATGGCACTGTAAGGGTTTCCCTGATAGATGAGAGGGCATAGTTCAGGAGGACACTTGTATTTCAGCCCTGTGGCTTTCAGAAACTCATCATATGATGATATAGAGTTGAAATCATCCAGTTCGTGCGCGACGGCATAGTAGAAGAACCTGTAAACAGAGAAAACGCAGTTCATTGCCTGGTAGAAGTCATCTGTGCCGTGGAAGCATCTGAACTCGATCGTCTTCGTCTTGAAGTATGCCGAAATATTGACGGCGTGTCTTATGAACCCCTTCTTAGACTGGTTTGTAAAAACCTCCTTGATCTCGTCGAGCGTGCTTGCGTTGAGCACACCATAATAATACTTTTCGGTAGGCAGAGGCTGGCAATTGAAAGCCAATTCATCCCAATCAGACAGACCGGTGTATCTCTTGAAATAAGGATAGCATACGTAGAATAACAGAAACACTTTCTTCAACTGCCCGACATCAAGGTCTCCGGCGTACAGATGGACGTGCGTGTATGTACTCCACTTTATTCTGCCTCCTGCCGCCGACATAGAGTTATAGGTGTCTTTCAAGTTGTGCAGATCCTGCATCGAGAACAGCCGGAGCGGGGGAGTGTTGACCTCTCCTCCGAACTTCTTGTTACACGAGCCGTCAGTGTTGACTATCTCCTCATCCTTGCTCCACGAATATCCTGATGGAAGCGTGACCTTGTTCCTGTCAAGATCGCACATCTCTATCTCGATACCGAAGGTCCTGGATCTTATGTCTTCTTTCGTATCCATGATTTTCCAGTATAATGATCGTTGATGAAGCTTTCGCATCCAAGGGTCTGAACAGTCCTTCCAGACTTTCTGAAATCAATCCCGAGAGCATACCCGGACAACGAGATGAGGGAGGACGCCACCGGCACATCCTCACCAATCATTGCTGCTATGCTCTCCAGGAGAACGAGACCCTGCGACACGTCCTCTGTGATATACCTCGACCTTATTGAGGTCGGGCTTATGGCCCTGTCCTCTGATTCTGCGTATCTGCGAAAACTCTCAACCTTGTCACCAGAGAACCCGGCTGCCGTGAAAATATCCACTGGATCGCAGTGGAGTTTTTTGAGCACTTTTTTCTTCTCATCGTCAAGCTCCAGCATTATTCTCATGATAGCTTCGTTCTTTCTTGAATAGGCTTCCCTATACATGCAGAAATTGCCTTCCGAGAACTCTATTCTCGGGATGCTCATCACGGAACCCACTGTGTGAAGCACCATATTGGGGTTAAGAAGAGCCGACTCCAATGGGTTATACACGTTTGCGAACCCTTGATTAAGGCCGCATATAGCGGTCATGCACTCATCTTCCCTTTCTTCTTGGAACACCGACAGCGGAGACTGCGACAATCTACATCCGACCTTGAACACGACCTTGTCACCTTCCGTCTCGACCCTTCCCTCCAAGTAAGGGCCAGTGGTCTCCGCTATTATCGGTAAGGAATCGCAGAGCCTGAGGAAGTATAACGAACTCAGGTAACTGCACACGACTATGACTATTTGCCTTTCGTTGAGATACTGACTTATAGTCTTAATCAGGTTCTCATGATATGTGCTTTGGATTGTGACTATGACGATGTCGGCATCCGAGATTTTGCTCAGATCATCCGATACTTCACGAATGGCAGATTTTCTCAATTGACCCGCCTCTCTAAACCATACGCTATTGCCATTGTTGCGTATCTTGTCAAAAATCAGGCTGGGAATCTTGGAGCTTTTCAGGAGAATAACATCTTTGCCTTTCAGCGACAGGTCAGCGGCGGTGGACACACCGACGTTACCGCATCCCAATATGGCAACCTTGTCACTCACTGTCAGAATAGAAATTGGGCGCGGCTCCGGACTCGAACCAGAATCTCCGTTCAGGAAGAACGGCGCGCTACCATTGCGCCAACCACGATTTTAAATCAGAAAAGAACCTCAAAGCGGCTCTTTTCTTTTGCAAAGATAGTAAAAACGGTGCGAAATGCAACGTTTTTTGTCGAAAATACCGAAATTCTTGCCCTTGCTTTTTCGTGGCCACATAATCATATTTTTTCAACTACCTCCTTGAGGACATTTGCGAACCTGCTGTCATGCCTGGCCATCGATTCCAACCAAAACCCGATATCTTTCGCGGAGCAGTGTCCGGTGACTGCCGCATCATCGCCTTTGCCGTGAAAGAACAGGCACGGCACCCCTTCCTCGGCTAAGTCCAAGGATAGATCATCAACCATTTTCCTTATGTTTCGCATTGTACATTCTGTAATAACTCAAATATCAGTTCTTTAACCGTCATAGCCTACTTCATCGTGTTGATAGCCTCGTTGAGAAAGGAAGCGAAAGTATTGACGAAAGACTCGTCATCATTCAGGTCATCCTTTAGCATCGTGTTCAGTATGGCGTGGACAAGCTCGTGAAGGAAGGTCTGCTGCTGAAATGACTGCGGCACGCCCCGGCCCCTGCATGTCTGGGCTATTTGAATAACCTTCCGGACAGGATCGTATTGCCCAAAATCTTGTTCATACCCTACCGCCTGCTGAATCTCGACAACGTGCTCCACACCGCCGAGTGTGAATGCTTTTGGTATATTGAAATCCATACTCAAATTGTTTTATTCATTGCCTCGCTCACCGAATATCCCTTCTCGATGCGCCTTTTGATTTTCCTGCGTTCCTTCCTCGTGAAGAACATTCTGGCTTCACCGAATGTTACCGGATTCCCGTCACCGTCATATTTGAACGGGATTTTCTTGAACTCTTCGTTTGTCATGTTATTCCTTGTTTAATTCGTCAACGGACTGCCAGGTCATCCAGACAATGGCCGGGACACCGAACAGCGTTTCAAGTTTCTTGGCGATTTTCGTATTGACCTTGCCCTTCCCTTTGATTATGTCGTTCAGCCAAGGAGGGGCAACGCCGATTTTCTCGGCGGCCTCTTTCTGTGATATTCCGGAGAAGAATATCAGCTTCATCAGAAACTCACCAACTGTCATTGCCCGTCCTCCTCGTCCAGGTCGCACTCGACCTCGACATCATCGTTGCCGTAATACACGACGCCCCTCAGATGCTCGCAGCCCACACAGTTGTATGGGCACTCGCCGGGAGCGTCAAGCGGAATCAACTCCACTAATTTTGAACGTCTCATAGCCGCCTATTCAAACACAGCGGTGATGAACCTGTCCGCCATCTGCTCTATCTCCTCATCCGTTGGCTTCGGGAATTTAACGTCTTCTTTCATAAATTTGTTAAACATCCCGAGCACACCGTCAGGCACACTCACGCTCTTGATTCCGGACACGAGGGCTTCTTTCAACATGCCGTTATCCTTGAAATGTCTCAGCAGTTCTGTCAGGCTTGTTATGATGCACCTGTCGCAGAACGGACTTTTCTTTGCCTCGCAGACTTTAAGCGCAATCGAAACGAGGGCTTTTTGTAATTTCTCTTCCATAATATTTTAGATTTTAAGGTTGTCCGCCAATTCAGATAACCCACATAACCGCAGCGAGTGCTGCAACTCGTGGACGTAGGATATTTTCATTCCCAAAATGCGCGGTTCCTGCGAATGAGACATCGTGGACTTCCGCTCATAGACGCAAAGTGTCGCTTGATCCATGATGAACTCAATGTACACGGCATGAAGGTGGGCGCTTTTCGAGAAAGTGTTGGCCCAGGTGTACCTGATTCCGTCATACTTCCAGCCGTCCGGCCCGTCCAGATTCGCATCCATTATCTCTTTTGTCAGAGGGATAGACTCCACTTCATCTTTTTTTCTGTGATAGGATTCTCCCGCTAATTTGGTCGTTATATTATAATGATCCGGCGAGGCAACAGAAATGTTCTGTATTCCCACCACTTTTTCATGGCGCGATATTTTCACCCAGTCGCCGATTTGTAGTTCAGAAACTTTCATGTTTATTCCTCCCAGGTTATTTTGCAGGTGGCAACATAGTCTTTATCCTCAGATGCCATCTTTGCCTTCTCTTCAGATTCGATAGGATAAACAGTACCGATTGCTACTCTACCATCTCCGTCTTTGTATAGATTCAGCCAACCCTCCTTCTTTTCTGGAGCAAAGAATAAATCCAGACATGAATCTGAACTCAAGTACATTTTTCCATTAGGAAGATATGAATAACAAATTTCACTTTCTTTATTTATGGTACAAAGAGTAATAACTGAATATTTTGTTCCTTTTTGGTCAGTACAAAGAATTCTCACACTCCTGCCGTCACGAGTAATCACTTTACGGTTTGGATTCTTCTTATATTCTTCTATATTAAACTGCTTCATATTATTTGTTTTTTTATTTCAAACCTACGACCGCTCTGCTGACAATCGCCCTGCTGACATTAGAATAACTTTTGTTTGTGCCGCCGCAATCGCCGGAGCCAAAGTTGACGAACCACATGTTATCCGAACCATACTCCGACGAAGAACCAACCCAAGCATTAAATATATCACCATTATGCTCTTTGAGTATCTTATTGATTTCACCTCTCTGAAGATACATTTGCAGGAGTTCATCTTTTGTAGCGATTTGAACTCCATTGGATTTTGCGTATTCCATATAATCGTAATATGACATTGCAGGAACATTGTTTTTCAGCAATACCTTATCAATCAACGGGATATACACTCCCTGTTGTTCTTCAACCCAATAAGGTTGAATCAATTCTTTTAATTTATCATTCATGATTATTCCTTCATTGCTTGCTTGAAAGCATCGAACATACATGCGCTACACTTCAACCATGGTCTTTCAGGCGTGCCATCGTTAAAGAGGTAGTCATTCACATGATACTGTAACCAGTCTATTGCTTTTTCGAGCATCCAATTTGCCCCAGCGGTATGAGAATGAAAGGCAACATCGTGCTTGCCACTATTGGTTATGTCATCAGAAGGGAAATGCTTTTCCGCATATTCACTTGATTTTTCTCCTATTGTCATAATATTATCTGTTTTTATCGTATTCTTCCAATGCACTAATGACAACTTCTTTTATTTTTATGTCATTATCAATGTTTTCTAAAGGTACCTTCACCAAAAACAATTGTTGGTCAATTATAACATCTTCAATCGAAAAAATTATGGTATCAACTTCGCCTTCATCGGTTTCTCCGTAATCGCAATATGAGACAAATACATTATGATATCCATTTTCTCGCATAATGTTATAGATAAAATGCTCAATTTCTCTTAATCTGAGAATAACATGACTATACATTTCAACTTTTGTTTCCATATCTTCGCCAATCTTAATCTGCATATTTTATTACTGCACTTTGAATTGCTCGTAACCTTCAAGAAATAGTGCACGGGCTACATCCTTTTTCCACTCCTCAAAATTTCCATATTTTTCTCCGTTACTCGAATAGTGATACCTGTATTTTGATCCACAACCAGGACATTCAAAACACAGAAAATACCCATTTTCAGTAACACAATATCCCACAATACCTTCTCGATATGCTGATCGATGTGTAAAATGGTAGTTACAGTTATCACATGCACATGACTTATTGTACCTATATTCCTCGTAGTTGAGGATTTCCGGTAAATTCCATTCTCCTTTACCAAATTCGTGTCTGAAAATCATCTTCTTGAGCTAAATTAGTTCTTCATTGCTTTTCTGAATCTAATCTCAAAGTCATCAAACCAAGATATTCCTATCTCTTCCTTTTGATGCTTGAACCACTCGACGGCTTTTTCTATCAATTCGGACTGCATCCAATTAGCACCTTTTGAGAATCCAGATTCCCAAAGATTATAACCTTCTTGCCAAGTGTTTTCTGTATAGGGAGATTTTTCTTTTGCTTTTTCTTCAATACTCATAACTATTTTTTTTCTACTTTAATTTGCTTATAAGTTTTTCAGTATCGTCATCCCATACATTTCCATCATTGGTATATATGTTATCATCATCACCGTAATGCCAACATTTTGGACAATAATGTTTTCCACCAAGTGTACGCCACGAATTATCGTCTGCTACCTCTTTTGCTCCCTCTGGGTCAGCACACCACGACGAATCATCTGCCAATGTTTTACAACAATCGCATTCAATATTGTAAAAATATTCTTTTATTAACATAACTATTTCTTTTTAAGTTCCTCAATAAGAGCATCAGCATAATCAACTGCAACCTTTGAATAGGAAGCATACACTCCTCCTATTGTAGGATTTGAGAGTAAGGCTGCGAGCGCATCTTTTGCTATTTCATACCTACGCTGCTCCCAGTCGATTTCCTTTGATTGGGATTCGCGGAAATATCTTGTCGCTGATTCCAAAAATGTTTGTTCAAGATTTGTCATATTCCACACAATTTTCTGATTAGTTTATAAATGATGCAAACAATAAAAGATAATATAACGAGAGGCCAGACAATTATCATCCCGATGATGCTGTCATACTTTACCTTGCATTCGCGGCTACCCTTTTCCTTGTCAATGAAAACTCCTTCAAAGCCATTATATCCATCAATTTTCATCACCGAACGCTCCCATCGCTCCAAAAGGCACATGATAATCGAACCGGCAATGAAGTAACCGACAATGACTAGAATTAATATAAACATAACTATTTCAATTACCATTCAACTTATCAAGAATGTATGCAATAAACCCATCCTGCATTTTTGCTGCCAAATCTTCAGGGAGATTCAATCCGCCACAACCAGTAAGGCGTCCCCATCCCCTAACCAAAAACTGAAATTTACCCTTGTAATAAATCTCGGTTACATCGTCTCCTGCTGTCCACTTAGCCTCATAATCTGTTGGACACTTTCCGTTAATGATGTCAATTATGTGGTTTATTCTTTCTTTTTCACCAGAAATAAAGTCTACAGTTTCATCACACAATGAATTGTAAAAATTTAATGCTGTGTGTCCATCGGCATCCCATGCATACATACAATACTCATCATCTGTATGTAATGGTAGTTTATAACACTCTGTCCAATTACTTGGTACAGAATATTGTTTACGAATAGCCTTACCCATGTTTATTCCTCCCACCATTTATAGTACTCCGGAGCCTCGTCAGTTGTGCCTACAAGATGAGCGGTTTTGTCGTTGTAAGGGATTTGTTGTTTCCACATTTCAATATGGGAAAATAGTATAGCTACCCACAAACGATCGTCATCAACTCTTACCAACACTTTATCGAACGGCTTCAACGTCTTTGGATCGAAACGCTCCTTCTTTGGCTTGAATTTGCTCCAATCACGGTTGTCCTTTGAGGGAAATAACAAGCATTCATCGCCTAATTTGCTGATTGCCCCATTAGGGAAGAATGTCTCATGGCAAATTACATTGACAGTCCCTACATAATCGACAGTCACAAATTTATCGTCAACCGAATATAAACTACAAACACCATAAAGTGGTGTGTACAGATTCGTCCCTTTCGGGCAGTCTTTCAGAATCTCGCAGAGATTTAGTTTTTTATTTTCCATAACCTATTTTGCTTGATTAAGCCTCAACATTCTCTCCAGATACTTTTGGTTCCCGTAGATCACATCCGACACCTTAAGCTGGAAGCGGTTGTAGGAGTCGATATACATAAGCTGCCTCCTGAAATACTTTGTGGCGCATCTGTAAGCCTCCTTGTATGCTTTTGTCACAGCCCTGGCCTTGGCTATCTTTCTGCCCGTGGATTCGTCATAAATATCATTAGGGTCACACTTAGCCCGGCCTATAGCATAATACTCGTGATACCAACTTGGGGTTATCTGCGTGCGTATGCGCATACGGCATTCAGTCGTATTGCCCGTGACAGAATAGTCCTCTTCTACTATTCTGACCTTGATTGATTGGTTTGTCTTTCTCATCTTAAAATTTAGTTAAATTGTAATCCTTAATCTTTCAAAACATAAACTCCGGCTCGAACACCTTGCGGAGCCATTGAACCGAGCCGTCCCCCAGCGCCCTCCTGAACTCGATGTCGGTCTCCGTGTGGGTGCCTATCTGGTGCCAGTGCTTGTACTTCGCCCTCTGGCACTCCACCGTGTAGCCGACCCTCGCGTGATACTTTACCCTTGCCTTGACCATACCCTCAGTCTTTGTCCTCCGCTGTCCAGACGCGGTAGCAGCACCACCAGAACAGCGCGGCGGCGCCGAACTCCAGAATGTTATATATCATCCCCGTCCTCCTCCCTATCCTTGAACGCGTCGGACGGCTCGATGTAGAGCGCCTCCTCCACGTGTCGCAGCCGCTTCCACAGGTTGCGCACCTGCTTGGACTTCTGCTGGAACTCCAGGCGGTCAACCGAGAGCCGGTCGTCCGTGTCCCGGCACAGCCACTCTATGCGCCGCCACAGCGCACCGACCTCATCCCGGAGGGAGTCATACCTCCTCTCCAGCCTCCGCGCCGCCAGCACACACAGGAGCAGGGCGGCGGCCACGGCCATCAACAGCAAAATTTGAATCATTTCCATTTTGTTTTATTTTTTGTCGATCCGAGTCAGCCATAAGCCTACCTCCTTCTTGCAAACAAACCCTTGGAACCCATCTTCCCGAACATCCAGTCATCCCCGACCGGGTCCGACTGCCACCCGGTCTTCTCCGCCTTCGGCCTCCTACCCGCAGACGGCACCGGCTTGGCGCATCCGCAGCTCTTGGTCAGGCCGCCCCTTAGGCTCTGGGCGTAAACAACCCTTTCGGTCCCGCAGTCGCAGCGGCAAAGGCACGCCGTTCTCTTGTGCCCGTCCGTTGATGTTCTGGCCGTCATCCCCAGCACCGTCCATCTCCCGAACCTCTGTCCGGTCATGTCTCCATATCCTTTCGCTCCGCCCATCTTACCGCATCTTGAAAAACCGGATGAGAGCCTCCGCGTCGAACCCCGGCACGGCCTTGAAGTTGGCTATGGCCTTATGCACCCGCGCCCGCTTGTCCGTCCCCTCAGGGTCGCCGTCCACGCGGCTGTAGTACAGTATCAGCAGCCGCACGATGTCGTCGGCGTAGGACTGCAACGCCTCCGTGCGCTCCGCCATGCCCTCAGGCACGCGGCACATGGCGTAATTAAACGTCTCGTCAAAGGCGGCCTCCAAACCCTTCAGAAAGGCGTTGATGTTCTTTTTCGCCTCGTTGAAGGCGTGCTTCTTGCGTTGCACAAGACAGTTCTGAGCGCCTATCTTGTCAAGCGCGCGGGCCATATAGTAGCCCATTGTCTGCATTCCCCAGACCATCTCCAGAAGCACGCCCAATGCGGCGTAACCCTCGGCGGAGAAGTCCGTGCAGTCGTTGTTTATAAGTATGTTTCCGTTCATTTCAAAATAAATTTAATTGTGTTCCTTTTTGTTCTTTACCAAGAATGAAGTCGCAGATGAAGTTCCTGGCGTAGTCTGGGCTTATCATGCTGCGTTCCTCGCTGCAAATCCCTACTCTTTTTCCCGGCTTTGCCTTGTGAATAATTTTCTGTGTCTTGTCTTTCTGCTCTGTGAACCCATACGTCGGTTCACAGTTGATAAACCAATAGGCCGTGGGTTTCACAAAGTAGTCTCCACGCAACATTCTATTTTTATCCACGAGAGTCGGGGGCATTATGAAATTTGCTTTTAAAAAAGTCTGCTCCGCCCAAGGGTTTTCCATTATCAATCTCAATCCGCGCATCTTCGCAATTGTAAGCATCTTTACTGCCAGGCCGAAGAAATATTCTCTGTTGCGACTGCGCTCAAGGATTGCGTCTGCTTTTTCCCTATCCGAGAATTTCCGATAATTGACACAACCGAAGGAGAAATCCATCTGCGACAAAGCCGAAAAGTATGTGCACGGGAAAAATGCTAATATCAAATCATTGCAAGTAATTGAATCCCAAACTTTTGAATACCCCTCGTAAGCCGCCTCAATCTCGGAGAACAAATCGACAACGTGGTCGGTCTGGCCGAAATTGTTTTGGATATCCAAATCCACCGCATCTATCCCTAATTTCTTGAACTCATTCTTAAATGTGCCTGATTGTTCAAAAAAACACCATACTTTTCCTTTAATAGTCATTTGTGAATCTCCATATAAAGCCACCTGCTGAATGCTTTTTTTGATGGCAAACCAACGATATGTATTTACGACTTATGCCTGTAATATGTTCTGCCTCTTTCCCCGATTCAAAAGTTCTGATAACCTCTTTTGTGACCATATCAAGCATTTCTAACTTTTTGAATTTTTGAACTCTGCAACGCTCGACACCTGTTCCATAATTTGCATTATAAATACGGTCGCACCATTCAAGATTATCGACACTGTTGTTGCATTTGTTCTCGTCTTTATGATTTACTTCTTTCAAATTGTTGCGATTCTCAATAAATACTTCTGCAACAATCCTGTGAACCAACCGACAAGACTTTTTGCCGTCTTTGCATAAAGTGACAGACAAATAACCAGAAGCTCCTTTGCCCGCCTTGAGAATATGGTCAGGGATAACTCGCTTCCCGCAACTGTTTGCCCTTATGACTCTTGACAGACTCATAACTCTCCCACAACTTGAAACTTTGTATAAACCCTCATATTTGGGGATATCTCTCCATTCTTCTTGCTCGAAGAAGCAGTGAACCTTACCATTTATCGTCATACCGTTTTCTCTATAAAATTGAAGTAATGCCCCTTGCCGGCGTTCTCCGGCCTCTCGTGCCACATCATGTCCTGTCACTTTTGACGGGCTGCATCCTCACCTCCCACCTCGTGTCCAGCGTGGCGAGCAGCTCGGCTCTTTTTTTTCTCGCGGCCTCCTCCGTGTCGAACCACCACTCGTCGTGGCGGTTGAAGTAGTCCGAGGAGACCATGTAGCGTGTCGTTGTCATGTTTTCTTGCTTGTTTTACGGGCGGTAGCGTTCCAGCGACCGCCCGGGATTAAAATCTAAGCCACGCCTCCGGCGGCGGTGGCCAAAAGCACGAGGGGAGCCGCCACGCCACTGCCGTCCAGGTAGTAGCCGTTCGCGCTGCCGTTGCCGCCGTACGCGATCCACCCGAAGCCCGGCTCGCACCGGGAGCAACTCCAGACGTTGGAGCTAAAATCATCCAGAAGATCCGCCCCGTCTATCTCTCTTGCCAGCTTGTCGATCTCGCACTTCTGTTCCGTTATCTCCATCGCCGCCAGCAGGGTCGGAAGTCCGAACCTGCCTAACCGTTCGGAGGTGAATTGTGTGACAAACCTCGCCGCCGGGCTTCCCGCTTCGAGAAGCGCGGCGGTGGCCGCCTGGTTGTCCCTCAATCTCAGCGCGGCGGTCTCGGAAATTCCCGCGTCGTGCCACCTATCCCTGTCCTTTGGGTCCAGCAACACTTCCTCGCTGTACTTCGGATAAATGAGGGCCTTCTGGCCGTTCAGGAGGTCGATCTCGATCCCCTCGATGCATTCAAGCCTGTTCTGGCCCTCGCATCCGTCCTTGTAGATAATCCTTGCCATAATCAAAAAATCTTTCTGTAATTCATGAATCCGCGCCTCATAGCTCCAGCCCGTATTCCTTGGCCACCTGCCTGATGACATCACCGCAGTAGTCGCCCGCGGTCTCCGTGAGGAACGTCCTCAGGGTGATGCTGTCCGTCGGCTTGTAGCCATGCTCCTCGCACCATTGCAGCCTTCCGAACTCGCAGGAGCCGGTGAGGACGTGGTGCCAGTCGAACAGGTCGCCATACTCCTCATCCAATGCCGGGTGGGTCTTCACGAACTCCGCTATCCTCTCGTCCAGCGGCCTGTTCTCCATCCATTTGGCCTCAACAGCCTCAACGGCGACGTGCAGCGTGTCGCCGTGGGCAAAGAAGTTGCCTCGTTTGGCTATCCAGCAGTCCTTTAGGGACATATCTTTTTGTAGAGTTGCACCCTTCGCCACGTCGCCCTTGACTGCATAGATAAGGGTCGGAACGCTGTCGATGTTATAGACCTTCCGGCCGTTGAACTCCTTGACGCCGTAACCGGAACCGTAACCGTCACCGTAACCGGAACCGTAACCGGAACCGGAACCGGAACCGTCACCGTAACCGGAACCGTCACCGTCACCGTAACCGGAACCGGAACCGGAACCGGAACCGTCACCGTAACCGGAACCGTCACCGGAACCGGAACCGTCACCGTCACCGGAACCGGAACCGTAACCGGAACCGTCACCGTAACCGGAACCGTCACCGTCACCGGAACCGTCACCGTCACCGTAACCGTCACCGTCACCGGAACCGGAACTTATGGCAAGGAACCGCTCGATATCCTTTTCTATCGCTTCCATTGCACCTTCGCCTCGATGTTTACTATTGCCTTGTCAGAGCAAGGAATGATCTGTATGGCATTAGCCACAACTAACTCAGGCACGGCCACCGTGATCTTGCTGCTGTCGTTGCATCCTTCCTGCGAAAGCTGCTCCACGGCTGCCGCACCGTCCCAGTACCACACCTTGCGGGCGTTGGCAAGACGGACGTTCAGCCCGTTGGCGTCGCTTGTCACTTCCTTGACCTCGCCGAAGAATACCCCGGCGGCATAGCACCGAACTATGCACTTTTTTCCGATGTAATTTTCCATCATTTTTTGATCATTAAAAGTTAAACAATCAGTAATAAACTTGGCCCGGAGCGCGGAGTCGAACCGCCTTTGTGTCAAAATCATCAATTTGTTTTTTTAGTATCGCTACGTATTCCCGCGTCACCGTGGACGCTTTCTCTCCGGGCTTTTCGCGATTCGCACCGCTACTTGGGTTGGAAGGTAACTCCTGGGCTACCTTGTCCTCGCTTGCGAGGCTTTTCTACCACGCACGACTATTTTCGTTGCGTATGATGACGCGTAAGCACCTGCCAGTATCAGCCAATATGCGTACATCGTCATATAGTCTGTAATTCACGAGGATGGTCTGAGCCTCGCAAATTGCCGCATAAAGGCTTGGGAACGCGCTCACGAAGAGCGTCTTGGACGCTTTTGTATTTTTCATATCCGGCTGTCAAGTAGTTGTATATTCGTCGCCACGATCTCGGTTGTGTACCGCTTGATTCCGGACTGGTCTATCCAGTTCCTTGTGCGGAGCTTACCCTCCACAGCCACCAGAGATCCCTTCCTGATGTATTTTGCCGAGACATCCGCCAGGCTTCCGAGGGCTACTATGTTATGCCACTCCGTCACATCCACAGGCTGTCCTGCGCTGTCCTTTCTCCTCTCGTTAGTGGCGACCGAGAACTGAGCCGCCCTCCTGTTATCCCCAATATCGCTTACCTTGGGGTCATTCCCGACATTGCCGAGAATGAAAGCATGATTCACACTTGCCATAACTATTCCTTCTCCTTGTCGTTGAACATATACTTCACCGCCTGTTCGGCCTTTCCCGCCGCCCAGACCACAAACTTCTTGTCGTCGCGCAACTTTTTCAGCCAACTTTGGATATAACCAACTGAGTTTGTGAAAGCCTTGTCGCAGTCAATGCCGAGGCGTTTCAGCGACATCGCAGCCCCCATCTCAGCCACAAGCTCCTCCTTCGAGTACTCATGGCTTCCGAAGAAAGAGAATCCTTCAGGCTGCTTCCTGTCGCACCTTTCCTTCGTCATTGTGGAGTGCGTCAACTCATGGAACAGCGTGGAGTAGAACTCCTCCTTCACATCATACTGATCCAGTTCCGGAACCGTCACCGAATCATCCGACGGTGAATAGAACGCCTTGTTGCTGCTGGTGACGATCAGTCGCAGCGGGGCGTTCCTGCTGACGTATTCGTCAGCTGCGCTGTCCGCCTCCGCTATCGGATCGTGATGCCTTTCATCTTGCTGCTTCAATTTGCTTTCTATTCCCTCAGTGTCCTTGATGTGGAACACATGGTAATACCGGAGCATCGGAATGATCCGCTGATGCTCGTCCGTCTTGCCGTCAGATGAAACAGAATCACCTGTATCTTTGGATTTCAGAACCAAAGGCTTGTAGAACACGACAAGCCGAGACTTAGCGCCTTTCTTGATATTCCCTCCAAGAGCCTTGACCTGATTGAACGTAAGATACTCTCCGGACTCACCGAGAAGCATCTGGTTAAGGAATGAGTACGGCCTTCCTGTGGTGTACGACACGGCTCCGTTGAAGCCGCCGCTCCAAGGCATACGCCAAGGGATGACACCCTGCTCCAGTTGGGAGACTATCCTGTCTGTGACTATCTGATAGACATCATTTGCCATAGCACTTCCCTCCAAGATTAGTTAGCGTTGGCAGGAACAAGTTCGGTGTGATGGAGATTGCCCCAGCCGTCGGACTTTCTCGCTGTGGACATGTACTCCTCCTCGACCCAGGACTCAGTGGAGTAGTCTCCTGACCAGACAACCATCGGAACGTCCAGCTTGATGCGGACCCCGATCGTGTATTTATTTTCTACGATTGCTACAACGGTTCCTGTGACTTCGGAATTTTGCCAGTAGCCTTTGACCCTTCGCCCAATAAGGGCTTCGTTGACTTCGCTTGTCTTCATAACTCACTTACTTTTAGTTGTTTTTTGGTATCGTAAAGTTAGTGATAATTTGGGAATTTACCAAAATTAATTCGCTTATTTTCACGAAATTACATAAGTTTTTTTAGCCGTCAAGGTAATCGCGGACGACCCTGATGAACTCCTCCAGCGACCGGCACACGCAATATCTGTTTCCGGCCTTGATTGCAGCCTTCTCCCACTCCACCTGACGCTCGCTCTGCTTGGATGACTTGGCCGGGGTTTTCATCTCAACAGCAAGACATCCGTAACCATTCCTCGGAACAAGAAGCAAGAGATCGGCCACGCCAGGGACAAGACCCTCAGCTTTCAATCTTGCTCCTCCAGGGCTAACCACTCTCGTTCCGAAAGAGGTTCTGACCACCTTCGTGTTCCTCGCTCCCTCGTTGGCCGGATGGATCAGGACGCTTGCGTACTGGGGATACTGAAGTCTGAACCACTTGACGCACGACTGGGTGATTCTGGACTCAGACTGTTTTACTACATCTGAAATACCGCCCTCGTTGATTCTCTTCAAAGGCTTCTTTCCCGCAAGGAAACGTTCCATAACTTTGGTCGGATCTGACTTTCTCATAACACTCTCTCGAATTTGTCTCCATTGGCCATAACCCTCGCGAACACATCGACTAACCTCTCACCCTCCTTGGCGTAACCTTTCGACACAAGCCAGGATGTGCGCACCTTGCCGAAATCAGCCAGAGAGGCCGGAGCGCCGGACTTGCGACCCATAATCTCGCCTACGGACTTAATGCCTGGAGCGACATCCGGATTCGGAAGCGTGTCACAACTGAGAGATTCACGATAGGACTTGTATTCCTCATACGCCTCTTTGACGATGCGCCTGTAATCATCATCCGTCCACTCGTGTCTCGGCAACGCCTTGGGAACAGGCCTGCGGCTGTCAAGATACTCCCGTCTCGCCTCCCTGTACTCGAAATGTGTGATATAGCCCTCGATCCACCTAAGAAGACTCTTGCAGGTTATCACGATGTCCTTGTCAGTCCCAAGGCGACCTTTCAGACCCTCGGAGAATATATAACTTATCTCGATGTCGTGAAGTCTTGAATACTTCGCATCCGAAAGGATGTCCTTGTACAGCGCCGTGGCGCAGAACCTGACCTCCTCGTTGAACTTGTCCTGCTGGACCTGTCTGTGAAGTCCGTTGATGATATAAACCTCCGCGATCTTGTTGTTCAGGAAGGTCAGCGCGGCTGCCTCGCTCATTTCGGAGATCAACATACCTTCCTCCATAGCCTTAATGATCGATTTTTTGTCCATAACCTTATCCTCCCAAAAGCTTTGTCATATCTATCTGCTCGAAACCGCTTCCCGGAGTCGGAATGTAAGCGGCTCTGATTGCCTCAGAAATTGAGCAACCTTTTTCACGCCCGCTGCCGTTGCGCCCGTACCTCTCCTCGTTGCGTTTCCAAGTCGCAAGCCGTCCGCCGATACTGAACGTGCCGCCTTTCGTCTTCGCGATCTCCCACCGCATCTTAGTGCCACCGTCGTTGCTCTCGCTCCAGTAGTCGTAGAAATCCCTAAGCATCTCCCTGTCGTATTTCCCGACATACTGCCGCAGGGAATCATAGAACTCCTGCTTGCGCTCTTCCAGAGGCTTTGAGGTTTGGGATTTCACGGCGATTTCTGCTCCGTTTTCTTTTTCTTTCTTACCCCCTATGATAATAGGGGGTTCTTTCTTTTTCTCTGATAGAGTAATATTCTCTGGATTTTCTTTATTTTCTTTGCTTACTTTCTTTTTTTCTTTTGACTGACTTTTCGGCTTTTCCTCCGAGGAAATCGGCTTTTCCTCCGAGGAAATCGGCTTTTCCTCCGAGGAAATCAGACAGTACTCATCCATAGCACAGATCCGCTTCGTGGTCCGGCTTATCTTGCTGTACCTGTCCTGGATCCACTCTGATGTCAGAACTCCCTTGTCGAACATCTCCTTGTCCAGCAAACCCACATTAACGCAGCACCGAATGACCTCCCCGATATATGCCTCATCATACCCGGTCTTGTCCGAGAACATGAGAGACAACTCATCGTCCCACTTGATGTAATACCCAGACTTGTAGATAGTACATAGCAGGAGAGTATAGACAGAGATGGCCTTGGCACCTTGATGTTTTATCAGCTTTCTTGTTCTGATGTCGTCAAAGAAGTCGATGTCGAAAGCGAAGTAATCGAGTCCTTTTTTCCTTGCCCTTCCCATAGGTCACAACGCTTTCTTGTCTGTGTTTTTTTGCCCCATAACTTACTTTTTTTGTTGGCCTTAATTCCAGTGTAAAATTACAAAATAAATGGCTTATAGCCAAGGATTTACGTCATAATTTTCACCTGTTGCCGTAAGGGGTGTTGACAAGCCTCATATTCTCCTTGGCGAAGGACACCTGGGTTCTGATATTGTCCCCCTGATGAACGCACGCCCTGTTGATCCTTTCTATCCAGTTCACAAAGTAATTCTCCTCCTTGCAGTGGGAGGCGATGAACCTCGCTCCTATCGTGGCTGGCATCGAAAGGATCTCGCCGGAGAATTCCTGAAACACCCTCGCCGTGGCGTTGTCCTGGTCGGACTTGGCCACAGCCAGAAGATACCCCGTCCTCGCCATATACACGTTGAGCATCCCCAGGCGCTCTATGAGTTCGTTCGGGTCTTCGGACGTGGCTGTCTCCAGAAATTCCTGAATGCCACGGAGTTCCTCGGCAACGCTTTCGTTGATGTGCTCCTCTACCATAACTCTCTGTTGAATGGAATGTCAAGCCCTTTCCCGGCCACGATGACAAGTTTCCCCGTGGCCTTCTCGACCTCTCTCCTGAAAAGGTCCGGGTCTGAGTTGTGCCCGGAAAGGTGCAGTAATACGATGTTAGCGACTTGCGATAGGTCTGACGCCTCCAGTGTGGAGATGGTGGTGTCCAAGGACATATGCGACCGCAGAACCCTGTCCCTGACGAAAGGAGGGATGACGCCCTCCTCCACGTTCCTGTCGATGATGCCCTTGTCATAGTTGCACTCCAGCATTATCTGGTTGAGCCCGGCGAACCTGTACCTGAGATAGTACGTGTCCGTGGCGAACAGGCAGACGCCAGTCTCATCGTGCGAGACCAGGTATCCGAACGGCTCGGCCGCGTCGTGCTCCACGTCGAACGGAAGGATCGAGAATCCTCCGGCCCTGAACAGTTCCCTGCATCTTACGGCTTTGGCCAGCCGCTCGTTCACGCCCTTCTTAACGTTATCAAGCGTTCCACAAGAGGCGTACACCGGAACGGAAGCGTCAAGGTACTGCTTAACGTATTTCGCGTGGTCTCCGTGCTCGTGCGACACTATCGCCCCGACTATCGCCCCCCTCTTGAATCCGAGAGCCCCGAGGCACTGGATGTACGGAACTCCGCACTCAATGACCAGAGCCTCGCTCTCGTTATAGAGGATATAACCGTTGGCGTCACTGCCGCTGTTCAACACCCTCAGCCTCATCACCCGCGCATAAAGTCAGGGAAATCGTCCGACGGCTGGAGCGGCTGCTCCTGCGCCGGGGCAGACGGCTTCTCCGGCTCTGGGCTTGGAGCCGCCATAGAGATCGTCTCCTTGTTGGCGTTATCCCTGATGACCTGACGGTAGTCCGTGGTGATCTGGTTGTCGATGTCCTCGGCCTCCTCGGCTGTCATCAGCCCCATCGAGATCTCCGGGCAATAGACCCTCTGCCAGAAGGCCGCCGCCCTGTACCTCAGCATCTGGCTCGGCATCGTCTTCCATTTGCTTCCGGGCTTGTCGAACCAGCCCTCCTTCTTGGCCATCTCCATCGACACCCAGTCGCCGTAAAGCGGCTCCTTGTGTTCTTTGTCCGAAGCCTCGTAGGCGTAGCACCTGCATCCGTAGCTGTCGCTTCCCTCCGTGCCCCGGAACTCGTACCGCAGCGGGGAGTACCGCCCGCTGGCGTTGATGGTTGCGATGAGGAACTTCGACGAGAACGCAGGGTTGCCGTGGACGATGTAGAGGTTCTGCATGATCATCAGCGGATTCGCGTTCATCCTCATCGCCATATCGATGGCTATGACGCAGTTCCCGATGTTGCCCTTGTAGGTGTCAGGGACGATAGTGCTCTGCACGTACATCTGCCCCATCCTCTGCTGTACCTCGAACTGCTTCACCTGCTGTCCGATCGGCGTGAGCGCGAACTGAGCCGCGCTTCTGGCCTGAATCATCTGGAGCTCGTTCGGCTCCACCGGGGTCGGCGTAATAACGCCAGTCTTCCAGTTCTGTGCTTGTGTCTTTTCCATAATTACTTACTTTTTTTTAGTTTTCTGGCGGGCGGTTGCCGTCTATTAATTCAATCATAATTTCCGTATTCTAAAGTCTTTATGCCACTCTTAGCGGCTGATTTTCCGACACCTGAAGGGTGATGAGCTGAGCGTCGGTGTCTATCAGACTTGTGACCGACTCCTTGCCGTCTATCCAGAGCGGAACGGACAGACCCAGCCAAGCGGACAGGGCGTTGATGATGTCGATTCCGGCGTTTATCCTTCCCGCCTGGTTGACATTCCTCGATACAGGAACACCGTCCACAAGGCACTCGCATATCTCCTTCTCGCCGTCGTTCGTGAGGTTCGGCTCGTACATCTTCCACCTAACATATTTGAACCTGCTCGACACCATATCCTCGACTATGTTTATTCTCGCCTTGGCGTACCTCTGTATATCGTAGAGAACACCGTCGAGTTCCGCTATCTCGTCGGACAGCCTCGCATCCTCCTCCTCCAGCTCAGCCCTTCTTTTGGCCACCTTGGCGATGTTGTCCTCCTTGGCCAGTTCCCGAAGCAGCGACTCGACCTCCGCCGAAAGACGTTCCTTCCTGTTCCTCAACTCAATCTCGTCCTGTCCCTCCGTCGGGGTCGCCTCCGCTATCGCCTGACGGATCTCCGACTTGCGCCGAACGAGGTTGCCGTACTCGATGCTCGCCTCCGCCGCCTGCTCCACCGTAGGGATGGAGTTGGCCTTGGCCACGGCATCCGAAAGGACTTTTCTCGCATCCGTCAGATCGGACTCCATCGCGGCTATCTCCGAGTTCTTCGCCTCAATCTGGGATTTCACAGAGGTGAGCTGTGACTGGATCTCGTTCCCGTTGGCCACGATGGCCTTCATCACCTCCGTCTTGCTCTCGTTGAACGCCTTGACAAGCTCGTTTCGCATTGACGTGATCTCCTCTTCCGAGAATGGTCTGTGACAGGTCGGGCACTCGCTCGCCGCTTCCTCTCTGAACGTCTCTGCGTTCTTTGTCTTCCACTGCTCCCTGGCCGCCTGCAGCCTCCCTTCAAGGTTGATTTTCTGGCTTCCCAGCATCGTTGCCTCGTTCTTGGCTATCCTTATCTTCGATTCTATCTCTGAGACCCTGCTGCAAGCCTTGTTCTTTTCCGACATCGCATCAAGTTCGACCTTGCCCCTCTGCTTCCTGATGCTTGACAGGAGTTCATCTATCTGGGCGTCCACGTCTTTCGCCTGCGCTGTCAGCCCGGCCACCGTCGAGAACGCCCCGTTCCTGCCGTCAGCCTTCCTCTGCAAGGTTGCGTCGATGCCCTCGATCTCTCCCTTCCTCGCCGCTATCTCGTTTCTGATGGCGTCGAAGTCGATGCCTTCCGGCAGGTCGCGCTCGTTCTCTGTTATCTTCACCGGAATCTTGTCCTTGGCATCTTTAAGTCCCTGCAACTTGAATGCGACCGTCTTCCTGATCGAATCAACGTCCTCGACTTTTTGCCAATATTTCCAAAGTCGAGGATAACCCTTCTCGTTCATAATGTCCGGGATCGTCCCCGCCATCTCGATGAGTTTCGCCCTCTTGACTTTGGTGTCCAGCCTCTCGAAGGCATAGACCGAGGAGATCAGAGTGAAGTTGTCGGTCCCGCAGAGCATCTTGGCTATCGCCTCCGAATACTCTCCGGCCTTCATCGGAACGTTGTCGATGAAATACCCGCTTGTGTTGCCGCAGAGGACATCCTCCTTTGTCCCTCTCTTCCTTGTCCAATTCTGCTCGAACGTCCTTTTCAGTTCGTGCTCCTCACCGTCGAACGTCATCACGCAGGAGACCGCCGTGTTCAGGTGGTCAATCGTCCTGCTGTCACCGTCAAGCGGCTGGACGCAGAAGGCGCTTCTGCCGTTGGAGTCCGCCCCCGTGAGCAGCCACAGGTAGGCGTCGTGCAAGGTGGTCTTGCCCGTGCCGTTCGCCCCGACGACGCTTGTGCGCTCCGGGTCGAAATCAATGTCGAAAAGCCTCAATCCCTTGAAGTTCTCGATGTGCATTCTCTTGATTCTTACTTGTCTCATAACTTATAGATATATAAATGCATTATACTTTGTGCAGATGGCTCTTGTACTTGTTGTTCTGCCTCGTGTACTTAGCCTCCTCCTTCAGTTCCTTGAAGTCGAGCAGCAGGGCTGTTGACCCTCTGACGAGGAACCTCTTCTCGGTGCTGTTCGGGTGCGGCTCTATGAGCCCAAGCTTGATATACTCCCTAACAGCGTATTTAGACACTCCGTGCATTGCCGCCACAGCGTCCACGTCAACGGCCCAGTTATAGAATCTGTCGGCGTTGACCTTGCAGGTCTCCAGTTCGGAGCACCGTTTCTCCAGCCGTCTGTACCCGTCAACAAGGCACATGAAATCGGCCAACATCTTGTCAGCGTCCATGGGTAACCTGCTTTTCAAACAAATCCTCCTCTCTTATCCCGGTGATCTCCGATATGATAGGAACGTTCTCAGGATTGGCCGGGGTAGTCAATCCGTGGACCCAGTTTCGCACCGTGATATAATCCACTCCGCATCTTGATGCGATTTCCTTGATGAGTTTCGCCCTCGGGGGGACAGGCCTTTTCGGGAGGCTTTCATAATACTCTTTTAGCGTCATAACTATTGTTTCTAATAATAATAATTCATATCTTCCTGTCTTTGACACTTTGATTTTAAGATATAAAGGCCCCAGAGCGCTGTAATGGCGATTCTGGGGCTTTTGCAATTATGCAAGTATGTAATGCATCAATGGTGATTTCACGCCGACTGGCAGTCCGTCACGGCGGAACT